GGGTACCCCATATCGTTTTTTTCTCCCTATCCCCCCTTTCATGTAACTATCTGTAAACAATTGGAAACATTTTCATCTTGACATTTGTTAATTAATATGTATAATCAATGAAAACAAGCTTTCATTAGCAACACGGTTAACAAACTTATGAAACTGTTTTCAGAAAACATTTTCAACCATTTTTTACTAGACAAAAGCAAACTCAGTCTGCTATAATATAATCATAAAGATGAAAGAGGTAAACAACATGGATATTAAACTATTGAAAAACGTCAAAAGAGTAGAATGCGAATATTCAGATTTAGCAAATTTTACTAAAGGAAAACAATATGATATAACTGATATTTTGAAAAAAGGGTTTTTTCTTAAAGGTGATAACGGGGTTGAACATTATTTCAATAAATTAAACAGCTATTATTATATTTTTAATCCAATCTACAACGAACAACATATTAAAACAACTCCATCGCACTACCAAGGCACAATCCAACCAATTGACCTTATCAACGCCCAAGACCTTAATTTTAACCTTGGTAACGTTGTTAAATATGCGTGTCGTGCTGGTAAGAAACAAGGTGAGAACGTTATGTCAGACCTTGAAAAAGCTAAAGATTACATCAACTTTGAAATTGAAAGGTTAAAACATGAATAAACGTCAACGCAAAAAACAAGCTAAAAAAATCCTAAAAACAGGTAAAGCATATAATCCAAGAAATACTTTTCGCTCTACCCTATCAATCAAATCAACACTGTTTGACCCAAATCAACCTAAAAATGATAAATTAATCATGTTAGCTGAAAGCAACCTTAATCGCTTAGCTTTTGTTATTACAAAGCCAGGTGTTGTTAATTTAACAAATCTAACTGAGGACGATGTAAAATATATTGCTAGCAATAAATTTTTTAACACTGTTGACCAGTTACAAGAATATTTTAGATTTGATAGGTCATATTATAGACCAGAGCTTAGTCAAAGAATTGAAAACATTATTAGATCAGTCATGAACGATTATTATGATGGTAAGGGTATCACTTCTACTAGAGGGCTTGACAAATCTATTAAACGACTAACAAAAAGACTTGATGAAATCCAACGTAAATACGGAGGTGGTAGAGCTAACCCATTTGTTATTGTATTTTATGAAAATTTGGAGTTAAGATAATGAAGAAACAGAAATATTTAATAACATGGTATATCCAACTAGATAACGGGTATATTGATGAAAAATCAATAGTATGTAAATCATACTACTCAGCTAGAATTATGTATAATAAAATATTAGAAAATGAAAGAGTTTTATTAATTGCAATGGATGAAATTTGATGGTGTTAAAAGAAGTATACTCTATGAATTATAATAAATATGTATTTATTAATACTGATAACATTACTTATATTGAACGTTTTTTAGCTATCTACATAATCCATCTTGCGTGTGGTGATAAAATAAATGTATCTAAAAGCGATTACGATTATTTAAAAGGAGAATAAAATGAAATTTTTTAAATTATATAACGTGGAAGCAGGTGTAGACTTGTATATTAATCCATCAACTATTAAATATTATTTATACGACTCAGATAATGTTGAAATTATTCTAGACAATAATGAAATTATTAGAGTAGATAAACAAGATTTTGAAGAAATGAAAGGATTAGGTATTTTTGAATATGATACGAACAACGCATTATAGAGTTTCCGTCAACAATAAAAGCAACGTTGTATTATTAGATAAACCACTTAAAGAAGCACCATTCTTTGTAAACCCTCATGCGTATTGTCAAGTGGACGATTCTAAAACAAAAGCTTTAATTCATTATGGAGATAATAAAATTGAATACTATTTTAGAAACTATAAAGACGCTCTACGCTACTTCAATTATCTTCAAAAAATGTGCCCAAAAATTTATGATTTTTTTAACGTTTTTGCTTGACAGCTTAAAACAAGCTTGGTATAATAAAGTTAAAAAAAAATTAGTACAGGTACTGTTAGCAACACCGTGGAGTACTAACACAATAACAATAATACATTAGGAGAAAATCTCATGAAAAACATCAACGTCAACGTAAACATTACTGCTACTTCAAACAAACAAAATTCACAATTTAAAGTGGAAAATCCTAAAAAATCTGTATATATCAAACCTGAAAATGAATATGAAAAAAATAAACTTATTTCATTTGGATTAACTGAATACACTTCAAAAGAGGGAGAGTCATTCTTTATTCTTAAAGCAACAGATAAAATTAAATGTTGGTTAAACGGACAAGTGGTTGAACAAATTCCTGCTTCAATCGAAGACCCAAACTTCAAATTTGAAGAAGGTAAATTCCTAACAGTAAATATTTTAGAGGGTGAAAACATGAACAATAAATTTTATCGTATCAACGCTATTAAATTCGATAACGATACACTTTATCAACATGCTTATCAACCAATCGAAGAAGAATGTCCATTTTAATTAAGGAGGTGATGGGAGGTGTAGAAACCTCCCTTTATTTATGGCTAAAAAGAAAACATTACCAAAAACACTAAAACAAAAAGCAGTTTCATTATTCTCATCTGAAGAAGATGAATATAACTACTATCTAAATGAATACCGAAAAAAATATCTTCCGCCAGAATATAACCAACTAGAGCTATTAGATGAACTCTTAAATCATGATATTGACCATTACATGTCAATAACCTCTCGTGGTGACGGTAAATCATTCAACTACATTTCTTGTCTAGCATATCTTTCGTCCATGATGGAACAATTTACAGGTATATGTCTCATCGTGCGTCATTTCACATTACAAGATAAAATGCGGGAATTAGTAGAGGAAATCCTTCAAACTACAGGTTGGTGTGACTATAAAAACGATTATACTTATCGTGCTAATTCAGACTATATTATTATTACAATCAAAGAAAAAGATGTCTTTCTTATCACTGACTTAAACAACGCTTCAGACTTAAAACAGTCATCTGCTGTTCTTCGTAACTTTGGAATAACATTATACGACGAATTTCTAACGTTGACAGATGATTACGTTCCAAACGAATACGACAAAATGAGAACCATCTTTAAATCAATTGACCGTATCAAAAACCGTCCATACATTAAAATTCCTAAATGTATTTACCTAGCTAACCCAGTCAACTTTGACAGTCCACTTCTTCCAGCACTTAACATTTATAACAATCTACAGACACAAGAAATTAACACCATCAAACAATACAGAAACGTCTTATTAGAACTAAGACGTAATGATAATCGTAACGAGGGTAAAAATACTCGTGCTTTCCCTGATCCTAATGATTCTGATGTCACTGGCGAATTTAACTTTAGTAACTATCTTCTTGTCAATGAACATCAGTATTATCAGATTTTCAACGGTGCCAAAAGCGTTAAAATTAAACTAAATGAGAATAAAATGTTGCGCCTTATTTCTAAAAATGATATAATGATTTTATCAATAGAGCAGACTGATAACGAAGAACAATACTGTATTAATTTACAAGATGAAACAGATACATGTCAATTTCTTAGCGATAAGTTTTATAAGCAGAATTTTATTAAGAAATATGAAAAAGGTTTCTTTAAATACAAAGATAGCTTTTCAAAATCATTTATAAATCGTGACACTAATTTAATGATGATTAATCTGTTTAAATTAATACCACAATCAAAAATCAATACTACTGATGACACTTATGAGAAAGTTGTAAAAGACAATTTCTTAAAACAACTTGCCAAAAAATATGAATGAGAGGTTATAACAATGAACAATCAAGCTGAACTACTTAGTTATTTGAAAAAGCTGAAAGGCTTTAAAAGTGTTCAGCTTTTTTGTGACATTGAAACACTCACCGTCAATAAAAAAGCTGGTAAAGAAAAACCATCAAAATACCATTCATATACCTATTCGTTAGCTATCGCCTATTTTAAAGATGATGATGACTTTCCATCAGTAGCCGTGTTTAATAATTTTGTTGATTTTTTCGAAAAAGTTAAAGAAAAGAAAATCAGAAAATCTTTAGAATTTGAAATGATTTTTCACAACGGTGAAAAATTTGATAACCATTTTGCTATTGAAGAGTTATCAAAACACTTTAACTTACCTATATTTAACGAATATAACAAATCATTAAATAATGAAGCAAACGAGCATAATAAGAAAATAGCTAACATAGACACCGACACTAAAAATAAAGGTTGTATTTTTGAAAGCCGTATTAAATCATCTAACAATGTTTCCGTTAAAGCATTTATCGGTGGTAGAAAAATTGTTTTTACGGACAGCTTTAAAAAAATGAACACTAGCATTAAAGTTCTAGGAAATATGCTTTTAAATAATCATCTCATAACTGAAGAGTATTTAAAAACTGATTTTGATTATCAAGCGTTTGATAAGGATTATGACATGTCTCAAAATGACATTAATTCATATGTTAAGCGTTGCTTCGATAGTCTTAATGAACAACAATTAATCTATATTAGAAATGACGTTATTATATTAGCGTTAGGAGTTAAACATTATAAAAAATTATTTTATGGTTTTGATTTTTCTAAGATGACTTTCACTCAAAATATTAAAGAGGAATATTCACAATATAACAAATTAGCAGAGTTTCAGCTGTTAAAAACAGATGGTCGTTTTTCTCATCTAGTGCTTAACGATTACAATATTTGTGGAATGACCGGATTTGATTATTTTAGGTCTTATTATAAAGGAGGATTAAACTTATACAATGATGCTTATGTAGGAAAAATTATAAACAGTGATGGCTTTTCAATTGACTTAAACAGCTCATACCCAACAGTCATGTATAAAGAAAAATTACCAACGTTTTTAATAGCTTTTAATGGAAAACGTTCTACTCAGTCATTTGATTATAAAAACGATGATGTATTTACATTTTTCACAATGACCATTAAAAACGCTAACGAACAAATTTTATCACATGTAAAATCAATAGTTATTCGAAGTGCTATTGTTAAATATTACAATTCTAAAAATGGTCTTGTCTATTTTAACACTGTATTTTTAAGATTACTAGAAAAAATTACAAAACATGAATTCACATCACTGGTGTGTGAAAACTTTGCTGTTTTTAAAACTGAATATTTCGGGGCACGTGATGTCATAGCTCGTAACTATTTCATAAAAACACAAGGAAAAATGAAAAACAAACTTGATTGTGAAATGGACACAATAGACCCTTTAAATATAAAAATGACAAACACACCTAAACCAGATAAATACAATTTCTCTGAAGAAATGGTTCAGGGTTCTAAAGTTCTGCTTAATGGTATTTACGGAGTTCCGGCGCTTAGAATTCATTTTGATTATTTTAAACGTCAAGGTAATGAGTTTGTCAATATTAAAGACGGTTTTACAAATAAAGAAAGAAATATCGTTTTCTCAGCAGGTGTAACAGCGTTTGCTTTTCATAACCTCTTATCACCACTACAATATTTACAACCATCAGAGATTGATGAGTATTTCTGGTATGCTGATACCGATAGTTTATATATGGATAAGAGAGCTTTAGCTAAATTTCCTAAATCAATGTTTCACAAGATGAATTTGGGCGCTTGGGATATTGAACATGAAAACATTACAAAATTTTATGCTTTTAATCATAAAAAGTATTGTCTTTATGATGATGGTATTGTTGTTCGTGCTGGTGGTATTTCTAAAGCTTTGATAAAAGATTGGATAAAACGTAGTAATGATGACTTTGAGTTTTTTGTACGAACCTTTTTTACTGACGGTGTCATGGTACCATCAACACGCTCTATAAGAAACGAGATTAATACCATTTCAATCTATGAGTCACAAGCCATGCTTGAAAAAGGTGTTAGCTATCAAACAGAATACACAACAGAGGTCGAAGAAGCCTTAAACAAAATCAAAGAACATGTAAGAGATGATATCATACAACAAGATAGTCATATATTGTTGTACGTTGAAACACCTTATGGTACAATAGGAATTAATGATTTGACTAGTAATTCTAATGTTAGTAATGCTCATAAGTCTATTAATGAGCTACTAGAAGAATACAAATATTATATGAAAAAAGGCTAGCTTTTAAAGCTAGTCTTTAATGTTAATAGATACATTTTTCAAATCGCCCAACGTCTTTTGAACTGATATTCAATTCAGGCAATCCGAATTGATTTTTTAAAGCCAGAACAGTTTTAATGTCCGCAATGTCTAAACGTTTTCCATTCAAACAAGCACGGTAGCCGTAATTGGTGTCAAAATATAGGCAGTCGTAAGGCTGTTTGTCTGCCACATTAAATACAATATCACTCATTATTTTTCTCCTTTTTCTTTAATATAATTCAAAATTTCATCATTAACAGATGATTTGTTTTTATCTTCTGTTGTATTATCTTCTGTTGTCTTATTATCTTTATTTGTATTTAAAATATTTTTTAGTTTTTCAGGGATAGGTATAAATTCACTACCGTTCTCTAAAATAGAAATAATTTCCATTACTAGATAATATCCAATAACATAAGATGATAAGTCTGTTTTAAAATATGATGAAGCAATTCCACTAACGAAAACCACAATCCAAATAACTAATTTTGTTAAAGCACCATGTTTCATAACTTTGCTTGAAACTGTTTTAGTATCAACAGCTTTAATAAAGCCAGTAACAACATCGATAATGTTAAGTAGTAATAACCATTGTGCCATTTGAGGAAGCTCTCCATCTTGGAAAAGTTTAATTAATTCTTCCATATTTATTCTCCTTTCTTATAATATTATACCATAAAAAAAGACCCCTTTAAAGAGGTCTTTAATTTAGTCCCACCAAACAACACCGCTAACAGTGTTTAGAAAAGCGTCTCTAGGATATGTAATTCTTGCCACACGTCTTGGGGCAATCGAACCACCAGAAATATAAGCATTTTGTTCAAGTGTTGTAACTGTTGTGTCCGTGAAACTTTCGATAACACCAGTGTGACCAATACCATAAGTTGTTAGATAAGCATTACCACCGCCATCTATAGAACCTGTAGGACCATTTTGCCAAGCGGCTGTACAGAAAATCATACCTACTTTCAAATCTCTTGCGGGCATGGCTATACCTTGATAGCCTTGCGTATGGGCTCCAGCCACACTCCAATTCCATCCATTCCACAAAGCGTAAGCGTTAAAACCATCACCGACTTGAGGTAGCGTTTGAAATTTACCACTATAACAAAGCGCACAAGTATAACCACTAACTAACCCAGCAAAGTAACCTGAAAGGGCATAACATTGACTTTCAACGTTTCCGTTTCCGTCCCCACTTCCAAAGTTAGCTCCAGGCATCCCACCACCAATAAATCCAGCAATGTCAGAAAGTGCCTTTTGGATTCGGTCAGTGGTTGGCTTGTTTTGTGTATTTTGTGTGTTTTCGTTAGGCTTAACATCACCATTACTTGTACCTGTTGTTACAGTCACTTTGTCTTTTAATACTGTATTAATAGCGTCTTCTAATGTCTTTTTAACCTCGTCAAGCGCTTCATCAGATAAACGAACTCGCCATAAATTCATGTTTTTTGTTAACTTAACGACTTTATTAAACATATATTGTTCAGAAGCGGTATATACATTTTGGTTGAACATGTCTTTTAACATGGCAAACATTTTATTGAGAGCTTCTAGCATACCTTTACGTTTATCGGAATTATCTTCTTTGATTTCTACCTGTTGTTCAGTGTTTGGTTTTGGTGCTGGGTCTCCAGCAGGTTTTCCATCAACCTTACCACCCCAAACATTGAAAATCAAATCAGCCATTCGCTCTAGAGGGTTACCATAATCTTGAACACCGTTGACCTTAGCTGAAAGTGCTTCAGGATACCACATCCCCCAAGCGGCAGCAGCTGTACCCCCCGTATAAGTTTTTCCAATGGTTCCAGCTGGCCAGCTGTTAAATTCAGCATTACCAGCTTCCATAACCTCGGGAGGGACAACACCAACTGTACCACCATATGGGTCATCCCATGCTGGTGTGCTACCAACACTTGTTTTTAGCCATTTTGCTACTGCCCTAGCATCTTGATAAACATCGCCTTGCCAGTAAGTATGGTTTAACCACCCTAGCTCACTGTTATAGCCCTCCGATGATTCATAGGCCACCCAAACGGCTGGTGACACTCCCTCGCTTTCAATAATATCACAAATTTTATCAAAAGCACTACGCTCATCGTTTAACAGATAGGCGAAACGACCTGTTGGGATATTAGGAAAGGTTTTATAGATAGTGTCTCTTGAAATCCCAAAATCGTTTCCAACTTCTTGTCTCATAACTGTCTGTATTTGTTCTTGTGTTGCTCCCATTTATTTCCTCCTTTTAATTAATCACATTATTATCAGCCATTTCACTTCGTGAAGATAGGTCGTTATAGTTGTGCCACAAACGTACACCACCCTCAAACAGTGTTTTCAGCTGGTCAAATAGTTCACGGTCAATGTCGTCAATCCAGTAATTTCCTTTAAATTGTACCCAATTGGCTTTACTCATGGAATTGACGTTGAAAATTTGATTGTCGTTTGGCATGGCTTCATGTCCAAAATTTCCGTAATAACGTCTTAGTGAGTCTAATTCTTCATAACTGATCTTTGAAACTTTTAACCAGATACCCCAATCACCTTTTTTAGAAAGCGGTGTGTTTGAATAAGAGCCTTCAGAAATTGTTGGTGGTGATATTTTCCATTGGTTCATTTGAGCTTTCTGATTTCTGAAGTATTCATATTCATCAGCAAACAATCCAGCTCCCTTAGCAGGCGCACTAGCTAGACCCCCAGAGAAAACATTTGAATAGACTGAAACAGCGTTAAATAGTCTGTCTTTTACAGAACTATTAGGGTTTGTTATAGCTTCAATACGACCACTTAAAGTTCTTGAATTTTCAAGTTGACGGGAATAAGCTGAGTTAGCTTTGTTAAGTTTGTAGTTATCAATCATTACAGGGACATTATCGAATGTAGTAATACTCATTTGGTTGTCACGATAATAACCATGAAGTTTTTTAGTCTCACTACGTTGCCCATATTGAAGTGAGTAGACATCAATCTCATTAAAAGCACCGAAAACGCATGTGGCTACAATATCGTTCTTATCTGTAATTTTATTAGTTTCAAAATTAAGCTGGTTACCACGATAGTCAGTTAAATAAAAATTAATCACATTATCCCGAATAAGATAATTCTCATGTTGTTTAAGATGAATAGCTTCTTTAATTTTTGATTTCGTGATGTTAAATGGTAACACAACGTCTTTTGTCATAGCGCCAGCTGTCATCATATATAAGTTAATTCCCTTAACATCAACTGGTAGGAGTTCATCTAATTTTAAGAATCTTTTAGGCACCTTAACAATGGTTTTAAAGTTCTGGGTAATCCATGGATAATTAGACAATTTTGATAAAAGCTTATCAAGTTTATCACCATCAACCAAATATAAATTAACAGCTGATGTTATGCTGTCATATGTTCCACCTGTAGCTGTTGTCATTTTTGGTTTGTCCTCAGAACCAAAATCAGCCGTTAAATCAACAGCACTTTGAATAATATACATGACTTCATTAAAATCAACCCCGGCTACTGAGTCTTCAGGTGTTGTGCCCTCTTTCTGAACCACCCATGAGCGAGGGTCAACAAATCTCATCGTTGAAGTTGGTAGTGTATCGTTGTTACTTCGTAAGAACTCCTCACGGTTAATCAGTTCTTGCATGGGTAGGTGTTGTCTGATAACTTCAACGTTTTGAAGATTTTGTATAACACTTCCTTGTGTGAACGTCATAACAACATCAATAATCAAGTCTAACTGGGTTGTTCTGTCATTTAGGTAACTAGTTTTAACGATAAAAGCATAATAGGTTTTTCCGTCAAAACCGTCGATAAACTTACAATAGTTAAAGCCTTGTAAGTAATTCATTTCCATTGGCACTTTTAGAGTACCTCTGTCATAACGGAAATTAAATGGGTGTGTGAACTTGATAACATTATTACCAGTAAAATAACTCGTAAACCAATCATCACGCTCACTGTTTGAGTTGAAATGCAAAGTATTTTGCATGTCGGTGAAATTCGTATTCTTGTACAAGGTGAATTGTGATAATTTCATTCCGTACTCCTTTCTAAGTATATCATTATTATACCACAAAAACACCCGTAGTTAAACGGGTGTTATTTATTAGATGATATCTGAGAAGCTAATAACGTAATTACTTTCTGTATTCGCTTCAGTTGAAACTGTTAGAGTTGAATCGCTTAAGGTGAACAAACACCCATTAATTCTTACTGCGTTTTCTACACCGTAAGCAGTGATAATATTGGTGAATTTAATTTTGTCGTGTGTGTTAAGAGTGAAAGTAGCAACTTGAGAACCTTGATTGATTTTAAGAGTAAAGTTAAATTCCTCTTCATTAGTACTAATGCTAGTATTTTGTGAAACAATTTTGACATGTGTTTTCAAAACACCATTATCATGTGAGTACGTTTGTTTTAAAGCGTATAATTGACATAACCCATTTCCAACTACACCAATTGACATGTTATTTTGTAGTGTGTTTTGTTTGGTATTCAATAAACCATCAATAATTGATTTGTCACCAACTTGCTCACGCCATCCACTCCAAACATTATTCTTTTTTTGGCGCACATATGTTGTGTTAGTATCGTCAAAAGTAGTTGCTGTTTGAATTGCGAAGGTTCCTTCAGAGAATGACTTAACAAACCACCAATTGTTGGTGTTTGGTGCGTGAATAAATAAATTAGATCTAACACACCCATTGACAAGATTGTTTAAATCAAATGGTGTTTCTATTCGTTTATATTCAAGTCCTAATGTTGTTGTGTTTCCAGCTGTTGCTTTTGAAATACCGTAAGTTGTTTGAAGGTTGCTATGTTCCAAAACTTTTTCAGGGTTTGTATCTACTGTTGTTTTTTCAGCTGTTCCATTTGTGCCATGATGGATAGAAATAGTGTTTCGTGTGCTTTCTAGCACTTGCTCTTTTTGGGCATCATGTTTGGGGTGTAATGTTGCGGTATTTGTTGTTTTGTTATTGTTAGTGACGGCTAACAGGTCGGTATTATCAGATGAAATGGTTTTGATGTTGTCTGTTAGATTGTGGTATTCTTCATCTTTCCCTTTCTTTCGGTGGATGTAATTGTACTGACCGTCTGATAAAAGGTCATTAACGTTGTTTGTGTCAAAGTCTTGATTATTGATTGTTTTGATATCAGTGATACCACGTACGATTTTTTTTGCCATAATTTTTCCTTTCTATTTTATGAAAATGGTACTTCTTGTAACCATTCCCCGTTTTGACGTCGTCTTGTTTTTCCTTTGTTAACATGACCAGCGGTTGCCACCAGCTCTGTTCCAACATCGTTCCAATTACCAGACGTACGAATGTAAGTAGATAACTTAAGTTCTTGGACACCTTTCCACTCGCCATTCTTTCTGATTCCGTTTGGTTTATAATCTGGGATGATATTTGATACTGTTCCACCTACATACACGTCACACCCATCGGAAACCCTAGCGCTAGCTAACCAACCAAATGCTTTAACCTCTGGTATTGAAATAGTTCCGTTAGCTGGAACTTTGTAGTGCTGAATAGGTTGTGTTGTAACTGATATATCATGACTATCAAACGATGCGGCAATGTCATCAGTTTGTTTCCAAACGATAGCGTTATCACTTCCTCTGAATAATGTTTTTTCAACGTTATATCCAACAGGGGCTGAAGAAAAGTTAGTGTTAGCCCGAACCGATTGGATTCCACCGTAATCGAATTCAATTGATAAGTCATCGTTAACAGTAACATTAGATAGTGCTAATCTAGCCATAATCTTGTATTGTGAAACCCTATGGCTTTCATCAGGATAAAAGTTATCGTATGTGATATATATCTCATTATCAGATGAGTGAACCGATGAAAGATTAGCACCTTGAAGAATGTCAGGTCTGATTCCGAATTTTAGATTTGCCATTCAATCACCCCTTAGTACCGATTGTAACATCATTTTCAGCTTGTCCTTTGTGTGTTCGGATAAGTGATTGACCATCTGATACACCACCGAATAAATTAATATTCCCTGCTGCGATTTTGTTAACAATATTAAATGTATTAATATCATTAGTAGTAGCATTACCACCATCGAACAAGTTAGTCACGATTTTTTGGATGGCATTTTTTAAATTATCTACCTCTTGTTTTAACTGATCAACTTCAGCATTGTTTGAGTTTTTGTATTCGTTAAATTCTTGACGTAAGTTATTAATAGCTTCTATCAATTCGTTTTTAACGTTTTCAATTTTTTGGTTTAGCTCATCATCCCCTTCAATTCTATCTAGAATTTCTTGGTTTAATTTATCTTTTAGAGCTTCCAACAGTGGTAAATAATCACTTACGTATAAACCAGTTGATAGGCATGAAATAGCATTGTTTAAAGCATATTCATGTCCATCGAATTGGAGGATTTTTTGATAACTTGAAAGAATAACATCAGCTTTTAAAATAATATCATCGTGCCAAGTGTGACACTCGTTTCCCTCATCAATCCAGTCATTGATTTTAGTCATATCAATACAGTTAGTGTCTTCCACTTTAACGTTCCTGCGTACGACACGGTTTAATAACTCTACAATCGACTTGATAAGATGATTAAAGTTTGATAGATAGTCGTAATAAGTTGGGGCATTCGTACCATAATCACGTCTGTCATCGTACCATGGTTGCCAGTGCCCTTCTAAAGAGAATGGGTAGTGAGGGGCTAGCCATGGTTTGTTGTCTTCAAAATTAATTTCATTATTATTTTGAACCATAATAACTCCTTTCTGTTACTATTATTATAGCATTTGTGAGAATAAAAGTCTATCTAAATCATAAAATAGGTCATCATGATAGGCTTGTAATTCAGATAATCTAGCAACGTCATAAGTGATTGTGTCATTTGTTTGTGTTGTATTTTGAGCTGTTGTATTAGTAGCTCTTGACTTAGAGTGTGCTGTAGTGTCGGCATAGTCATAGGTATCTTTATCAAGCGATAAGTCAGTATTGTCTTGTGGTAATGTAACAGCTAAGTTATTATCTCGTGAGAGTGTTTCACCTTGGGAATTTGAATTTCCACTTGCATTAGATAATGAATACGATTGAAGATACTTGTTAGCATTTGTATAATAATCGGTAATGATTTCTTTTACTCCACGTAAGTAAGCTACCAACTTCCAATTGAAATTCTCATATGTTTGAAATTTAATGGTGCGTGATAAGAAACGTGTTAAGAACTCTTGTTCAAAACGTAAACGACTTGTTTCATCTAAGAAGTCAAGACCATAGAAGATAGTGTTACGGCAAACAGACTTGATTTCATCATCATAATCAACAACTTTATGAGAAAATTGAAGTTCAGGATTATAATATACAATTTGATTACCCCTTAAAAAATCACCATAAAGATTATTATAAGTTGTATAAATAATGTCGTATAAACGTGATGTCGTTTTCATTTAAATACCTCCATCAAGAATTTGAATTTTTTCAAGACTAGACAATTGACTAGCAATTTCATCTGAGAAGCTTGCTACTAAGTTAGTTTTAAAGAGGTCATTATACCGTTTTAATTTCTCATTCCTAGCTTGAAGATAAATGTTAGCATTTGCTTTTTGATAGGCTTTATTTGACATTACTTCAGATTGTGAAACACCGCTTTCTTTATCAACGGCAAGGGATGAGAGACCTAAAATGTTATTAAGTTCAGCAATATTGTTTTGGTACTCTCGTTTTAGTTCAGGAAGAGCTGAGATAATTTGTTGACTATCATTTAAAGTGATAACACTTTCATCAACATCAAACATTTTAGTGGTGTTAATGTATGGTGCGCCATTGTAAATGTCTTGAGTAATTTGAAGAACGTCTTCATCATCTGTTTCACCACGAATGACTGTAGAGATTTTAGCTTGCATGTAAATAGAAAAACGTGACATGGCAATTTCAGCAATGCGTTCGCTATAAATATCGATGATTTCATAATCGTTTGTTAATACTAATGGTTTATTGTATAAAACAACAAAGTTACCAGTTTTGTAGCCATCATGATAAGAGATTTCTTTGTAAGTTTTCATTTTAATCTTATCACTAATAAAGAAATTAATGTCTGAGCCAACCAGAGGACGTGTACCATAAACAGAAATATTATAAATATTACTAGACATGTTGACTGTGCCTAAAACCATTGTACCAACTTTTGTTTGCCCAATGGCTACCCCCAATCCTTGACGAAGCCAAATTTCAACTTGGATAGGATCAATTGTTACATTCTCATCGTCTAAGCCCTCGTATGAAATCACTGTTGGAAGAAATTCAGCATAACGATTTCTAAAGAAGTGAAAGAAAGCATTTCGTTGGTTTACGACACGTTGTTTTACTTTCTCGCTTAGAGATTGTTCGATATCAGTTTTTTTGTTATTAAATAAATCAAACATAGTTACCCTTTCTATAAAATAATAGCTAGCTAGATAGTAACTAGCTAGCTTATTAATTATTCACCTTTAATAACAATTTTATTGTAGAATGGTGAAATAGATTTGAATGAATAGTAGTGAATCCAGTAAGTGATTTCATCAAATTCACCATTGTAAAATGGTTGTTTAAGCATACCTTTCGTGAAGCGTTTGTAACGAATACTGCGGGCATCTAGAACCATTGCAAACAAATCTGATTCAGGTTTGATTTCTTCCACTTTACCTGTAAAATCAGCATTTTGGGAAACATCATATGTGAAGACATAACCTTTAGGGATGACGTCACCAACCTGAACTTGATAATCCCCGAATGTTTGAAGAAGACTTACACCTGCTTGGGTAACTGTTACATCCGAAGTTACACGATATGTACCACCTAGGTCATCGAATGAGATAATAATTTTTGATAAGTCAATACCCTCAGCGTGAAATGTGTTAGCTAGGAAAGTATTTAGAAGATAACGTTTGACTTTGTCAGTTGTAACAATAACAAGGTCAGAAAGTTTTGATACGGTAGTAAAACGACCAATAGCGCCACCAGATGCTGTATTAGCTTCATTGTGTTTAGCACTATTATTTTGAAGATTAAGAATAGATTCTGACAATTCTTCAAACAATTCTTCCATAGAAGTTACAGTACGTTGGTCTTTAACATGATTAATACCGTAGTCAACAATCATAGCTTTCATTTCTGACTCTTCGGCAACGTTGATATCAGTGATTTTCTTACGGTAAACAGAAACAGCGTAAGTAATAGCATCACCGATTGTTAGGAAATTAAGACGTGTATCGTTGTTGTTAAGCGTGAATTTAAGTTTCTTAAGAATACCTTGACCATAAAGTTTTGTAGCCATTTTTGGGTAATTACGTTTAAGCATAAGTTCAGCATTCTTAGATAAGTCCATTTCAATAGGAACAGAGTCAAGAATAACGTATTCTTCCGAATATTGACCAATAAAATCAACTTCTTTTGCTAACCAGTTGAAACGATTTCCTAGAATTGATTCAATGATAAGTGTTTCGTTAAGTTTAGGAAATAGGTATTTATTGACATATGTTTCAAATTCAGTACCAGTATTATCCCAGTTAGTGCCAAATGTCCAAGCGTGTCCAGTTTCGGTATTATGTGTGATAAGTGAAGCTCGGACTGCTTGAGTAAGTTTATCCGCCATTAGTTGCTACCTCCAATATTCCATAGTTTTGATTCATATTCATCACGTCCTTGCGGTTGAATTGACATTTCAGGTGATAGTTCGTTTGATTTTGATAGTTTATCATAACCAAAATCACCACCTGAATTAAAAGTTTTAGATGTTCCTTCAATTGGTTCCATAATTATTTTCCTTTCTATTCTGGTAGTAATTCTTCAAGATATTTTTGTGATTCAATATCACACAATTCAAGTTGTAATTTTTGAACATCTTCTAAAGCATGTTGATATGATGTAAAATGTTCAAACATTAGCTTATCAAGTTTAGCAATTTTTTCTGTATCGTCTTCACTAACAATTGATTTGGCTTTCATCACTTTCACGTATTCGCTATAAGAATTGGTTTGTGTGATTTGAGCTTGTGTTAGTTCTTCACGTTTTTGTGTAATCTGTTCATCAATAGAAGCTGTTTTCTTTTTAACCATTTTAAATCCTTTCTATATATTAAGCGTTAAGAAGTTTTTCAATTTCATCTTCAGATTCAACTTCGTCTTTTGGTTCTTCCTCTTTAGGTTCTTCCTCTTTAGGTTCTTCCTTTTGAGTGCGTTCCTGTTCAACTACTGCCAAACGAGATTTGATGTCTTCAAGTTCTTGCTCTAGCTCTTCACGAGTTTTGATTGACATATATATTACCTCCTTTTTAATCAATTAGATAGAGTAGTGATAGTACTTGTATAGCTTACTTGACTACTATGTTCTCTATGTTTTTATTATATAAAAAAGACTTGACAATGTCAAGCCTTGTCTTTTGCGAAAACGACTGTTCCCAATAGTCTATCCGCGAATCTTCTGAATTTTAATGAGCCATTTCCAGAAGTTAAAATTTAGAGTCCTAGAACACCGACTAGTGAATGTTCATCATAGGCCAACTTTCTATTTTTTATTTTTTTATTACTAGCCTTATATCATAACAGGGAATCGAACCCTGATATGACTAGTTAATTAAAGATTGTAATTGATAAAATGAATAATGAAATAAGTAATATAAATGTTGATGTCATAATTTAAATCCTTTCGATTTTAATATTATCAATAGTACAATGCTTGTGTAAGTTAGCAATGACTTGTAAAACTGTTTCAAACATAATGAATGTTTCTACACATGTGCGTTTTCCAAGTTCAGTATGTAATTGATAAGTAAGTCTATATTTTTTCATGAAGTTACCTCTTGTTTATAATAATTAATCGTCATATTCATTAAATTCTACTCTAATGTTATATGCTTTCTCATCTACTAACATTTTAACAAATATTGCCAATTGTTTCTCGTCTCTCGCACTCATCATATAGCGTAAGACGTCATTAGGAATTGAATAGTAAATAGCGTATTTCATATTGCTTACCTCTTTCATCTTTATGATTATATTATAGCAGACTGAGGTTGCTTTTGTCTAGTAAAAAATGGTTGAAAATGTTTTCTGAAAACAGTTTCATAAGTTTGTTAACCGTGTTGCTAATGAAAGCTTGTTTTCATTGATTATACATATTAATTAACAAATGTCAAGATGAAAATGTTTCCAATTGTTTACAGATAGTTACATGAAAGGGGGGATAGGGAGAAAAAAACGATATGGGGTACCC